GCCCTGGGTGCTGGTGCAATCCAGTTCGTGAGGATGATATGTTTGTGCATAATTCAATGGATCGTCGAGAAGAATATGAAACAGGCAAAAGGAAACCAAGTTAATGACTATTAAGGCATGGAAGCCTTGATAATTAAAAGGACACACATATAATGGATCAATGGAGCGTAAGGGATGAGAATCACAACAGCAGTAATGGCTATGACAATAGCTGGCTGCTCGTCTATGCAGAAGATGCCACATGAGGATATTCACAGGATAGCCCGGTGGAACTTCAGGTATAAGCGGGAAGAGTCCGGAAAGAATGAGTGGATAGCTTACGAAAGCATCTACCATCCATTTCAAGGCGATTGTGAGGACTACGCTTTTACACTCCAGAAAGAAATAGGCGGCCAGGTAAGATACACAAGACTGCCAAGTGGAGGACATGCTGTGCTAGTAAAGGACGGCATTGTCTACGACAATATGAAAAAGCGCCCCTATCCGGTGGAAGACCTAGGAACGAATCTAGGTTATATACTGGAGTACAAAGGGGAGTACATAAGGAATGGCGAATGAATTTTAAGCCTTCAGATGGTAAGATCCTGATCACATTAGATGGCCAGGAAGAAGAGAGAAACGGCATTCGCTACGAGCGAAAAGAAATGCAGAACAAGGGCACCGTTGCATTCTCTGGTCATGAAGACATCAAGCAGGGTGATCGTGTTCACATTGATCTGAGTCAATCGCTAGGATGGGCAGAGTTCATGGGTAAGAAATTCTTCGTAACAACATACACTGGCATTAATGCGGTGTTGGAGGGTTAGGAATGACAACAATTGCTTACCACCATAAAAGTCAAAAGATAGCCATTGACTCAAGAATTACTGCTGGCAGCCTAATAGACACGGACAATGGAGATAAGATTTATACACACAAAGGTAGAACTTTCTTTATGTCTGGAATGATTGGTGATCATGACGAGTTTGCAAAAAGCTTTGAGAATGGAGTTAAGCATCATCGATGGTTGGATGTATCTGCAATAGCCATTATTGATGGTGTCTCGTATGTGACAGGAGTGTGCAAAAATAGCCTTGAGTTTTGGGCTTGCAAGCTAACCTTCGATAAAGCCATAGGGTCAGGTGGTGATTTCGCAAAAGCCGCAATGCACACAGGTTCCGGGGCGAGAGAGGCTGTTATTGTTGCATCTGAGATTGATGTGCACACAGGTGGAAAGGTTCGGGTTTTTGATATCGAAACAATGAAGGTGGAGGGTTAGGGTATGGCTGGAGGGCGACCAACTAAATACGATTCAAAATTCTGCGATGATGTTATTGAGTTTTTTGACCAAGTTCCGTTTAAGCCTCACATGATCGAGGATGATGAAGGCAATATGGTTCCGGCATTGCAAAGAAATGGGTCGCCAATCCTTATTCCGTGCAAGTTTCCAACCAAGGAAGGATTTGCAAGGAGTATAGGAGTTTGCCGCGATACTGTGCATAGATGGGAGAAGGAGCACCCAGAGTTTTCAGACGCCATAAAAAGGGCTGAAACAATGCAGAAGGATATTCTCATTCAAAATGGCCTAACTGGCTGCTATGAGAAGACGTTCTCAATATTCGTTGCCAAGAATGTGACTGATATGAGAGACAGGCAAGAGGTTGATTTGTCGTCTGATGGATCTCTAGCTCCTCCAGCCCCTACCTACGTCATTAAAGGCGATTAATGGACTGTCAGATAGCACCAGCCTTTAAAGAATACCTCCAGCCTGCTCGGTTCAAGGTTGCCTATGGTGGCCGTGGATCAGCAAAGACAAGAACATTCGTAACCATACTGACAAACAATGTGATGTGCTTCGGATGGCGTCTTGTATGTTTTCGGGAGATTATGAAGTCTCTGGACGACTCTGTTTATCAGGAATTCGTTGACGAGATCAATCGCCGAGACCTTCACCAATGGTTTGACATACTGAAGACAGAGATCAGGTCAGCTTCAGGCGGTGTGATTAAGTTCGAGGGCCTGCATAGGAATCAGCAGAAGGTTAAGGGTTATGCCGGGTTTGATGCTGCCTGGATCGAAGAAGCGGCAAAGGTAACAAAGGAAAGCTGGAAGTTTCTTATACCTACACTTCGGAAGGACTCATCTGAGATATGGGTAAGCTATAACCCAGAACACATACTTGACGACACTCATCAGAGATTTGTTGTTAGTCGAGAGTATCCAGATTACAAAGACGGAAAGCGATACTGCATAGTAAAGCGCATCAACTACACTGAGAATCCATGGTTCCCAAAAGAGCTGGCAGACGACATGGAAATCATGAAGCGAACAGATCCAGAATTGTTTGCTCATGTGTATGGTGGAGAGCCAATATCAGATGCAGCTAAGGCGGTTATTAATCCTCGCTGGATTGATGCTGCTATCGATGCTCACTATCAGTTGCCAATATCAATGTCTGGTGTTCCTAGAGTCGGCTTTGATATTGCCGATAGCGGTGGTGACAGGTGTGTTAGCGTCATGGCTAAGGGTTCTGTTGCTACGTTTATGGAATGGTGGAAGGCTCAGCCTGACGAACTGTTAAAGTCGTGCACCATGGCGTACAACCTGGCAAAGGCCAATAACGCCAAGATCAGATATGATTCAATCGGTGTGGGTGCTAGTGCTGGTGCTAAATTTGGCGAGTTGAATGAAGCAAGGGCAATGGATAACGGTTATATTCCAGTCGAATACGAAAAGTTCAATGCGGGAAGCCGAGACCTGATCAAGCCTGACGATGATTATCAGCCGGGCGTGAAGAATAAAGACCACTTTGCCAATCTAAAGGCTCAAACATGGTGGAGTGTAGCAGACAGGTTCAGAAACACGTATGACGCGATAACCAATGGCACCGAGTACCCGGAAGACCAGTTAATCAGCATATCGTCTGACATTGAGGACTTGGATAGATTAAAGGCTGAGCTATCACTTCCACAGAAAGACTTTGATCAAAACGGAAGGGTTAAGGTTGAGAGCAAGAAAGACCTTGAGAAGCGAGGCGTCCCTTCTCCTGACTTGGCGGACGCATTTATCATGGCCTTCGCTCAATCGGACGTAGGCAGTGTACCAGCACTACTAATACCATCTAGGCGCAGGTAATTGGCACACTCTATGCTTATACCGTACAATGCTTAAAAACTCATTCAGGCTTGACTAATGAAGAAAAGCGACAAAAACAAACAAGCGGTAGCTGTGAATAGCCAGAAAAAGAAACTGGTTGACGCAATTATGACGGTCAATGAATTGGTGGCCAATGGTCAGACCAATATGCGCCGCTCACGTATTCAGAACTTCTCAGAGTACGGCGTAGACTCAAAACACACCAATATCTATAACGATTTCGGTTATCAGCATACCCTGACGTTTGAATCGTTCTACTATCTGTTTGAACGGTTTGCGTTGGCATCTGCTATTGTTCGATTTCCGGTAACTGAGACATGGAAGACGCCACCACGCATCACTGATGACTCTAAATCGAAAGATCCGACGGCATGGGAACAGAAGTTAATCAAGCTGTTCGAAGAGACAGGATTCTGGCGTGCCATTCGTGGTCTTGATGAGCGTCAGCGCGTTGGCCGCTGGGGTGGTTTATTCCTTGAGATAACAGATGGAAAGCATCCGCAAAAAAGCGTAGTTCCAGGCAGTGGCCGCTTAGTTCGTATGCGTCCGCTGTATGAAGCGCAGCTAGAGCCGCGCCAGTTTGATAACGACCCGTTCTCAAACAACTACGGCGATCCAATTACCTGGCAGGTTCAGGAATCTAACCTAGGCGATAGGAACGACGACACAGGCCGATCATTGTTAGCCAGCCCAGACCGAGTTATCACATGGGCTGAAGGTGCAGATGATGGCACTATTTACGGCAAGTCGGCACTAAAAGAACCATTCAATGACCTTGTTACCTGCTTCAAGTTGATTGGTGCTGGTGGTGAGGGGTTCTTCAAGAATGCCCGTGGTAGCCAGTTCTTTGCCATGGAGAAGGACGCCAGCCTTACAAGTTTGCAGCAATTGCTAGGCGCATCGAACCCATCAGAAATTGCCGACCGATTCAATGAGATTGTAGAAGACTGGGTAAGAGGGTTCGACAAGTCGTTCACATCTCAGGGCATGACGCGCGAAACGATCTCAATCGATCTGACTGATCCAAAACCACACTTTGAGATTGCATTATCGTCTATCGCGGCGGGTATTCAGTACCCAATGACGGTATTGATTGGCCAGCAGACCGGGCGACTGGCATCGGATGAAGATCAGAAGCAAGCGGCAAAGACCACTAAGGACAGACAAGAGAACTTTGCTGTTCCGTCTCTACGCAAAGTCATTGATCATTTCATTAAGCTGAAGCTGATCGATGAGCCACCGGGCGGCGTGTATGAGATTGTGTTTGACGATCCGTTTGCACCATCCGACACCGAGAAACTGGATATGCTGAAGAAAGTCATGGAGATCAATAAATTAGCCCGCGAATCTGGTCAGCCTACTATCTCCATGGAATCAGCATTGGCAATGACTGGCATTGATGAGCTTGAGACTGATAGTGATATTGATTCAGAGCAATTGGGCGACGATGATGTGGGTGACGAGGAGCTGTAATGCCTAACCCTCCATTACCTACTGCCAAGGTTAATAAGACTGGAACCCATGCTATTGAGGCAAGGGTATTCAAACAGCTTGAGAATCGATTTAAGCGCGTTCTGAATGGGATGCGCACGTATATCGATGGATTGCAGTTTGAGGTGATGCAGGTAAATCAGAACTTCTACCAGTATCAGTTAGACGCAGCGCTGATCAATGATATTGATGCCTATATTCAAGACCTCATCGATGACATTCTGCTTGATGGCAATGAGCGCACCCACCTACTTTCTGATGCTTCAATACAGGCTTATGAGAACTCAACGGCTGATGCCATACGTGACATGGAGATTATAACCGAGGGATCGTACACAAGGTCATACGATAGCATACGCCTTACCACTCCATTTGAAGACAGGCTGATCTATATCGGAACCCGGGCATTCGAGGACTTCAAGGGCCTCACTGGCGATATGAAGGCCAGCCTGAGCAGAATCCTTACCGATGGCATGTCTAACGGTGAAAACCCCAACCGCATAGCCTCACAGATTAATAAGATGCTGTTTGGCGATAAGAAGAAAGGCACCAAGGGAAACTTAGCAAGGGCAAAGCGCATAGCTAGAACGGAAATAACAGGCGCCCACCGCCGGGCGCTATGGGATGAGAACTTCCAGGCTAATCAGATCGGTGTCAGAACAGGCTTAATGCACATATCTGCGCTAATACCTGACAGAACCCGTAAAACACATGCACAGCGTCACGGCGGGATATACACACGCAAAGAGACTGAGGAATGGTATCAGGAGAATGGAAATGCCGTTAACTGCCTTTGTACTCAGGTCAGTGTATTGGTTGACTCCAATGGAAAACCAACAGATCCGAACTTCGAAGACAAAGTAAAAGCCCAGCGCAAGAAGTTCTTTGGTGTAGACAAATAACGCCAATATTCCATATTTAATGGACATACATAAAATAATCACTATGATATTGCCATGACTGAAAGCAAGAAGCGCGGCCGACCAAAAAAGCCGGAATCAGAGAAGAAAAAATACTGGGGCACTAAGTTGGCACCAGACGTACGACTACACATAACGAAACAGCCTAACATGTCCGCTTATGTCGAGCGGGTAGTAAGGGCTGATATGGAGAGTGAGAATGGATAGTGGAAAGCAGCCTGGAGGGCAAAGATTCGCTACTGGAAATGAGGTTTACATAAGGCCGATATATGAGCACTCAAAGTCTCACTTCAAGAGCGATGTAATAACCTACGTGAAATACAGTTACTACCAAAAATACGGGGATGGCCCCAAGGACTCATACGCTACAGGCATTGCATCTTGGTATGATGAGTGCGAGTTAATGCCTGCAAATGGAAGGTCAATTGAAGAGTGCCGAAATGCTTGCGAAGATTACTTTTGCATGTCGCATGAAGACATGATCAGAAAAAAAGAAGAGTCTCTTTCTAAATGGGATGATTTTCTTGATCCAGATGGAACTCAGATAAAGAAATTTAAAGATGCCGTTGCCAGCGCATTTAGAGAAAGTGCACTGGCAGTTAAAGAAAAGATAAAGAAGCCTTACTCGCTTGAAGCTGGAGACATGATTGCTACCAGAAATTACAAGCGATCCTTAGTAAAGAATTCTATTGACTCAGTGAATTCAGAAATAGTCAAAAACGGGGAGCGATATGAATATTGAAAAAAAGGTAATACACCTATTAATCAATGAGCTACTAGGTCACGCAGTTGACTTGGTTGATGCCACTGATAACGGCTCATTCATGTTTGCAGAGGTTCAGGTGGCCGGACACTGCATTGGTGAACTGGATCTTATGGCGCTATCCCAGTATCGAGTGTGCGACTTATACCGTCACCTGGCGCCAAAGGTTAAGCTTATGAAAGATAATATTGCGAAGCTGGATGGTGCGGAATGAACGCAAACCTACACTTTAAGGACGGTCGAGATAATCACCGCATACTAGAAGGCCAGTTCAAAGAGCTATCAGAAATGTACCTTGAGCCTAACCAGCCTCTGCCCAGTATTCACTCAGCTCAGTACGCAATGAATTACAATCTGCGCACGCTGGCCGGAATTAATGCCGAGTCTACTGTATTGATGTGCATTCAAGGTGGTAAGAAATGACAGGTTTTCTAAAGTTTGCGCAAGTGGTGGGTAAATACCCGGTACATACTCTGCTAGTGGTTGTCATTCTGGCCACTGGATATCAGGCATGGCATTACCGCAACCTGTCAGATGATCTTCAACAGGTCATTGACGATCAGGTTATTGAGCATGACTTGGCATTGAGAAAGATTGCCCTGCTAGAGTCTGAGAAGTCGCTGTGTGAGTCCGGCCGTGACCAGTTAAGCCAGTCAATACCTGAAATCAAGCGCACATGTAAGCGCAAGATCGATAGCGCTGTCAGCATGGCCATTGCAAAATTAAACCAAGCTGATATAAAGCCTGCCCGATCAGCAGAAGAGTTTAACAGGTGGATAGATGAAAACATCAAGGATTAACTTGTCAGAAATATTTGAGATCGCACTACAGGCTATTGGGGTTCTGGTTTTGTTCTCTGGATGCGTGGCGTTCTCAATAATGATTACTGGCTGCGCTTCGAAAGAGCCAAGAGAGCCTGAGATCGTATTCAAGACTATAAACAGACCAGTACCAGTAACGCCGGAAGTGCCAGAAGCACTAATGATTGACTACCAGGGAAAGTACCCGGTAGCCACACCTGACGGCGAGGTGTGTTTTGCTGGTGATGAGATAGCAAACCTTCAGGAGTTGTTGCAGTTCCTGACTAACCAAAACCGCAGCCTTAAGGAGTTGTTGCGTTGAGAGAAATTAATCAGTTAGTAGTTCATTGCTCTGACACACCAGACAATGTTGAATTTGATGCGTCAGATATTCACAGATGGCACCTTGAGCGCTCATGGGATGGAATCGGTTATCATGAAGTGATCAAGCGCGATGGCAGAATGGATGCCGGGCGCCCATGGTACTGGGTTGGATCTCATGCCTTTGGCCACAATGGCGATAGTATGTCTGTGTGCCTAATAGGTCGAGAAGATTACACTGACGAACAGATTGATAGCCTTGTCCGCCTTCTTGTAGAGTGGCGTGTGCGCTGGCAAAATGCTGTAATTGTCGGCCATTACGAATTAGACCCGGGAAAGACCTGCCCAAATATTGACATGCACCTTATTCGTGATAAGGTTGACGAGCAACTGCAATCATTCTCACTCGATTGATTCATTGCTCTCCTTAGGTAAAACCATTTAGCCCTGTTCCCCAGCAGGGCTTTTTTTATTCCCGATCATTATGTAAACTGGCATAAATATTGCCGGACGCATAAATCATGCCAGATACATACACACCAACTGATGCGATGTCCAAAGCAGCAAAGCGCGGACTTGACATGCGAGAAAAGCAATCGCCATCTAATCGTGGAATGACGCAGGTTGGACTAACTCGCGCCAGGCAGCTTATCCGGAAAGAATCTCTAAGCCTTGATACTGTTAAGCGTATGTACTCGTTTTTCTCTCGCCATGAGGTTGATAAGAAATCCGATAGCTGGAAGAAAGGCGACTCAAAAGCAGAGCAGGCCTGGTTAGGTTGGGGTGGCGATGCTGGTTATGCGTGGTCTAAGCGCATTGTTGAGGCCGCCGACAAAGACAAGTCAAGCAACATTCAAGCCAATGTGGTTCGTAAAGAGGGTGGCAAGTGGTTTGTCTACTCAGAGAAAGGCGAAAGATTATCAAAAGGCTATTCATCAAAAGAAGAAGCCGACAAAAGATTACAGCAAATAGAGTATTTCAAAATGAAAGGCAATCAAAAAATACGATGTAATGTATTAACTCAGGTCAATGCTAAAAACGTGTATCGAGACGAGAAGCGCGGCGAGATTGTGCTTCGTAACGTGTGCCCTATTCGTGACGATGTTGTTATGAATGGCGGCCTGTACTCATCTGAAGACATTGATACATCCTATCTGTCAATTGAAGAGACACTGGCCCCACTTGGTCACCCGACTGATGCTAGTGGAAACTTCATTAGCGCAAAAAGCGGCCAAGCTGTTCAAAACTTCTATGTCGGAGCAGTCAATCGCAATGTAACAAAGCGCGGCAATGAAGTACTGATGGATATTGTGATTAACGTAGATCAGGCGAAGGGGTGTAAGCGAGGCCCAGAGCTATTAGACCGCATTCAGTACATGGAAACATCACGCGACCCTATCCATGTATCTACCGGACTGATGTTAACAAAGGATGAGGTTTCAGGCGTTAATGCTGACGGTGATGAATACACCTGGATCGCTAGAAACATGGAGTTTGACCACGTCGCAATCCTGCTTGACGAGCCTGGAGCAGCCACGCCAGAAAAAGGCGTTGGTATTTTCGCCAATGCGGATGGACACACAAGTGAAGTTATTGTTTGTAATCTTAATGAGGAAAAACAAGGACTTATGGAAGATGAAGAGGATGAAATTGAAATAGAGCTCCCGGCAGACAAAGGGACTATAACTAAAATCCTTGACATGCTTGCAAAGCTTGTGCCAGTAGGTAACAATAGTAAAGACGCAACTATCATGCCAAATTCACAAGAGGAAGAAGGCGAAATGAAGAAAGAAATCATTGAGCGGCTACTGGCTGCTAATTGCGGAAAGTCAGAAGCAGAGCTTAATGCTATGTCTGATTCTGAGCTTGGCTCTGTAGTAGCTAACGCTATGAAGATGAGCAAAGACACCGCTATGGACGTCAATGCGCGTATGGGCAAAATGGATGAGGCTATGAATAAAATGGCCAGCTCCGTTGAAGAAATGGCCAATCGCATGGACAAAATGGACGAAAAGTACAATGCAATGTACGAAAAAGCAGAGAAGGACAAAGAAGCTAAAATGAATAGCTTAATGACCAACGCTGCTAAAGTACTGGGCAAAGAAGCTGACGAAATGAAAGACACCCCATTTGAGATTCTGGAATCTATCGTTGCTAACAGCGGCCAAGCCTACAGCGTGAACTCTGCCTACCAGCACGAAGGCGGTCAAGATCAACTTTCTACTGAAATTCCAGACTAAGGGGGCTTATCATGGCT